CCCGCATTTAATGCGGCTAGTTGAACAAGTACGTGATGTGACAATGCTAACATCGCCCAACTTGAATATGCTCCCATAGGTTGTCCGACCGCATATTTATAATATCTAAGTGGAACTCTCTTATTAAGAGATTTCCATTGCCACCATAGTGAGCCCAATAAGGCTTTCCATAGTGTCCCCAGAAAGGGGTATAGAATATTAAGAATATCGGCCTGTACTTCTACAGGTAGTCTATCCGTCGCTGAACTAAGATCGAATGAGTGGAAAATCGTTCCTTCGGGAACCGAGTTAACTAAGTCAACTACTGGTTTCGTCTGGTCAAATGTCCCATCCATTGGGATCAGTCTAAGCTTATCGAAAATCGCGTTGTGAAGAGGTTCTAAAAGAACCTGGATCCACCAATTGGTGATCCCCACGATTCGGGCCTTACCGGCCTTGTCATGGACAACACTTAACTTCGCCATTATCGGAAAAGGTACCCACTGATCGCCGAATAGCAACTTACTTATAAAAAGTATGTTACTAGAAAGCAAACCAAAGGGAGGCCAAGAAGTATTAAGAACCCTAGCCATAATAACCATCTAAGTCCTCCTGGAACATGACATGCGTACATAAAGTATGCATATAATGTCTTAGGATTGAATATGAATGCAATTGCATCCACACTCGATCCCCAAGATGCTTTCGCAGCATTTGGAGAGGCTTTTTCGATGAATAAAAGTCTAGGCCGTTTAAGATGCAACTTACCGATGTTTAACATTCGTACAGCCCGTTTTAACTTACTTATCTCGAATGATAGAGTAAGACCCTCGAAAGGTAATAAAATACTTTTCAAGTTTGGTCGAGCTTTATTGTTGAACACTTGGAACATCGATAGCAGCGTCAGGATACACACCGTAAATGATTTATTTCCTTTCAGACCACCCTCTTTGAAGGTGATTAGTTCTGAACGGAGTAAACCAGGAATTACAGTAGGCAGCCCATGTCGATCACATTTCACGTATGGCGCTTTAGCGTTAAACGTTACTTTGCAATCCCCAAGGAAGAAAATAACTCTCTTTTGGCATTCTTTTAAGTAATAGAAAAGGCCTTTTGGCCCCATACTTTTATAAAGTTTGGCTATTCTTAAAGCGAATAACGAAAAAGAGCTTCCTTTCTCTTTAACCCCACAAGCCCAGATGGCAACCCAGAAAAACCGTTTCAGCTCATAGAGCCGGAACCAGCTTTTGGGGGCGGCCTTAACTAATCGTAGATTCGTAAATATATTTAAAAATATGTTTGCAGCTATAATTATTATTGTTCGCTATTGCATACTCGGACTTTGACGGAGGTTACAGAGGGGCTAGCACTGTTCTCTAGAGGTTCCATGACAGACACTCACGCCTTTCATTTAAGGCCCACTACGGGCCTGACAATAACGGTAGGACTTAATTCTAGCCTACTTTAGCTTTCGGGTCATTTGTTTCCAAATGATAGCTGAGGTCATCGTACTTCAACGATAACGGGCCCCCGTAGCCGTCTTTAAGCTAGTAGCGGTATTCTTTGCGGATTTCCATAATCCAATTACTGAATAAATGCTGAAGCTAAGAGAAGAAAACAGATCAAGCTGCTTAATTACTTAGGACATACAACACATGTACTTTCCTCGCCGAGATACGACTAGACCGGGGAGACCCGG